AGTGAACTCTGGCTGCAGTGACACGCCCGGCGCAGGGGGCATATCGGTCACGGCCTCGATGAACTCGGCCAGATCACGCTCGCGTTCTGCATTCAGTTCGACGATGCGTACCTGCGTCTTGAGGCTGTTCTTGTAATAGACCGAGCCTGCCACCCGGATCGGCTGGTGGGCGGAGCGGAAGTGCATGTCGCCGCCAACCTTCGTGGCGATGTCACCACGCAGGCGCGTGACCCGCGCAATATCGCTGCCCTCTGCGGGTTCAGTTAGCTTCCACCAGACATGGGCCTTGCGCTGTCCCTCCGCCGTGATGCCACCGCTTTCCACCACCATCGTCGGCGGGCCAAGGTGACGCTCGAGATGGGCGCGCTTGGTGGCGATATCACCTGTGTCGATATCGACCACCACCGTCTGCATTTGCAGGATGTCGGCTGCCTTGGCCTGGCCGCTCATGGCAACAGTGCCAGGGATCACATAGACCGCCGCGCCTTCGCGTGCCGCCCAGTTGGCGAAGGTCGCCATCTTGTCGGTGGTGTTTTCTCCGGCCTCGATCCAGATGTTATGGGGGCGCCCATCAATGCCTTGGCCTTTATCGATGAAACTGCGGACCGGGATCAGCCCGTCGCAATAGCCGAAGACCACCTCCATGAACTGGGCGATCTGTTCTGGATCTGGCTCGTCGCCAAACACATCACCCATGGGCGCGGCATCGTTGAAATCGCGCCACGGATTGAAATGGATCAGGTTTTCCTTCGGTGGCTCCGGCGTCTCTGGGCGGTCATCATGATCGTGAGCCATTGCGGCATCCTTCCCTGGATCGTCGCTTTCGGGCGGGTCTTTCGGGGCATCGGTCATGTGGGCAGCCCCCAACAGCGCTCAGCCCAAGCGCAGAGCCGACATTCGAAGAAGTCGCGATTGGAGGCGACGCGAGGCAGCAACTCACCCGCATCCGTGGCGCGCAAAATGCGGACACCGCGATCCGACATGCGCTGCGCCAGCTCTGCATCGAACGGGACCCGCTCGTGGTAAAGCTCGGCCGTGTCCTTGTTGATCGCTGTGAACATGGCCGGGTTCGCGGAAATACCTGGCACCTGCGCTTCCATATAGGCTTGATAGACGGCGATCTGGGCGGCGTAGACCGGCTTCGATTTAGTCACGCCATCCTTGACGCAGGCACGCCAGTTCTTGGCGTTCATCGTCTTGCATTCCCAAAGAGCGGGAACGGCAAGACCAAAGCCCACTGGCCCTGCAGCGATAATGCCATCGACATGGCCACGGATGCGCCCACCGGCGACGGAGAAGCCGAACTGCCCGCCGTCGGGTCGGTTGCCCTTTTGGGTGTAAAGATCAAAACCCGCACCGCGCAGCCAGCGGATGGCAAGCTCCTCCAACTCGTGACCAATGGCGAAAATGCGCAAAACCTGCCCTGAAAAGTCCTGGCCATCGTCCTTCGGCGTGGCCGTGAACTCGAATTGCAGGGCCCGTTCACAGGCATGGCCGAGGCGGGATCCGCCAAGATAGTCACGGGGTGTCCGAGTGGCGTTTTCAGCCGTAAGTGTCGCGTCGACGGTTTCGTTAACCCGGTCGGCGAAGCTGGGCGTATGGTTGAAATCGAGGGTCAAAACGGCACCCCCCCACCGAATTCGGCGTTGATTTCGAACATCTGGTTGCGGAAGGTGTCGATGGCGACCACCAGCAGAGCGTGCATCTGATACTCGGTCAGATCCGCAAAGGTCCGGTCCCAACCGATATCATCCAGTTCACGGCCGACGGCGCGCATGACGGCAGGCATCGCCATTGCTTCTTCTTCGGTAATCTCTGCCATTTTCAGTCCTTTCTTTGCTTTTCGGGTGAAGGCCGACTGGCATTGCACAGAGCAAAACCAGCGGTATGTGCGTTTGCCGCGAGGCTTGTTTGGATCGAACCAGCCGAAGCCGCGCGTGCGAGACAAGCAGACGGCGCAGAGTTGACCTCGCGGATGCCAGAGGCGATCAAAGCCCGGGCGATCCGCAGCCTCTGTGGGCGGGGATTGCATTTGCGCGAGATGGTTCATGCCGCCTCACGTGCGGTTGGCGCCGCCTGCATGATCAACCCGCGGGTCTCGCGCTTGTTGAAGGTGAAGGTCATCAAGGCCGAGGCCTTGTAGCGGGTCAGGCCGTAGTCGCTGCGCGCCTCAGGCGAGAGATATTGCAGCTGCTTTTCGGTGGCGGGTTGGCTCAGCCAGCCGCGGGTCTTGAAGGCGCTCTCGTCGGTTTCATGCTCATTGAGCCAGTCGTCGGCCTGCGCCAGGCATACAGACCGTTCACCGATGCCCAGAAGTCGGGTCTTGGCGCCTTTGCGGCCGCCGACCGCGTACCATTGGCCCTCAAACCAGAAGATGCCGCCCCAGGCCGTGAAGCCCGTGGCCATCAACGCATCCTCAGAGCCGAAGAGGTCGACCCAGGAGAAGCTTGAGCGCTTCAGGAGGTCGATTTCGGTCATCACGAAGCCGGAGAGCGCACCACCCAGTTCGCCCTCGCGGCTTTCAAGCTCATCCCCTTCGACCAGAAGCGCGCCGCAAATCGGGCATTCACGTGAGGCCAGCGGGATATCTGCTGCGCATTCCGGGCAAGTCTTTGTTGGTGCTTCCCCGCTGCCGCTAGCCCCGTCGAGGTCGACATCCTGTTCCAGCGTGCCGTGGGTCAGGCTCGAGGTGCCGAAGTCGAGGACGATACAGTCGGTTTTCACAACGCCTGGGAACTCGGCCGGATCGACCGTGCGCAGGCCCCGGCCCACCATCTGGATCATGGTCGATTTGTAGGAGCTGGGGCGCAGCAACACGACGCACGAGGTGGGCGGATGATCCCAACCCTCCGTGAGCACGGCCACGTTTGTGATGACCCGGATCTCGCCGCGGGCGAAGGCGGCCAGAATGTTGCGCCGTTCCCCACCGGGCAGATCGCCATGGATCAGCCCCGTCGGGATACCGGCCGCGTTGAAGGCTTCCGCCACATGGGCCGCATGGGCAACGGTGGAGCAGAATACGACAGTCGGGCGATCGTTCGCTTTCTCTTGCCAGTGACGGATGACTTCATCGGTGATCGGCGCGCGGTCCATGATTTCGGCCACTTCCGCCATGTCGAAATCCGACACGGTCTTGCGCACCGCCTTGAGCTTGTTCTGCACGCCCACATCAATGACGAAGGTGCGCGGTGGCACCAGGTGACCCGAGGCGATCAGCTCGCCCAGGCGGACCTGGTCGGCGACATTGTCGAAGACCGCCCGCAGCCCCTTTTTGTCGCCCCGGTTCGGCGTCGCCGTGACCCCGAAGATGCGCGCTTCTGGGTTGGCATTGCGCACGTGATCGATGATGCGACGGTAGCTGTCGGCGACTGCATGATGCGCCTCATCGATGACCAACAAGTCGAGTTTAGGTATCGCAGTCAGGTTGCGCTCTCGCGTCAGCGTCGGGACCATGGCGAAGGTGACCTGACCGCCCCAGGCCTTGGTCGTGGCATCCACCACGGAGGTGGTGATCGCCGGATTGACCCGCCCGAACTTCGCGCGATTCTGCGCCGTCAACTCGTCGCGGTGGGCAAGCACGCAGGCCTTGGCGTCAGTGTCGCCGATGCTTTCGCCAGTGACCGCCGAAAGCATAATCGTTTTTCCTGCCCCGGTCGGAGCGATGCCGAGCGTGTTGGCTCGGGTGGCGAGCGCAGCAAGGCTGCGCTCGACGAAGAGTTTCTGACGGGGACGCAAACGCATGGGTTTGGCCTCACTCAGCCCAGCTCGGGCGGCCGGTAAACCCAGGGGCCGGAGCTTGTTGCGGCTGCTGCGGCTGGGCCTGATGCGCGGGCGCACTATAGTTCGGCGTCGACGGAGCATGACCCTGCTGGGGATGAGGCGCGGCATAAGATGGAGCCGCGGCCCCCATGACTTGCGCATAATCCCGATGATCGGCCGTCACGGCGCTGCGGATTTCGTTTTTCTCATCCCCGTTGGTGTCCGTGCCGACATCGATCCGCGCGACAAATTCCAGCCCGTCCAGATCGGCAAAACCATTGATCCGGCGCCGGGCCTGAGCCTCGGGCGATTTATCCTTGTCGGAAAGTCCCCGCGCCGAGTTCAGGATGCCACGCACAAGGCTGCGCCCCATATTGGCCCAGTTGGGACCATTTGGGCTGTAGAGCCCAATCATCGACCAAATCTTGCGCTTGGCGTATTGTCCGTCGAGCACGGTATATTCGGCATCGAGGTAAACGGCGCCGGTATTGCCGCGTTTAGCATAGCCGCCTGTCCAACCCTGGGCAGGGTCATCAAACCCGCCCGGACGGATCGTCAGGCGCACCTTGGCCAGCGTGCCTTTGGGGATGACGTTGGCATTCGACTGCGCGTCGTTGAAATCGTTCCAGAGAGACATGGCTCGAGTCCTTTCAGTTGGAGGAAACGTTGGGGGTGTCAGCCGCCGCAGGGGATGGCTTCGGAAGCTGAGGCGGCTGGTAGGTCAGGCGGTGTTCAGCGGGCACGAGCGGGCCGCGGATCTTGTCCATCAGCTGACCCAGATGCGGTGGCTCGATCAGATCGAGACGGCCGGAGCGGTCCTTGGCCGGGTAGCCCCAAGAGTTCAGGGTCTGGCAGACAAAACCGCGTTGCAGCTGATCGCCGTCGCCCTTGATCTCGGCCATGGTGATGACCTGATCGACGATCCCCGGCAGTTCGAGGCCGGTCTTGCTGCCATCGATCTGCGGCACGAAGACCTTGCGATTGAAGTCGTCGAGCTTCTGATCAAGGATGCCCACGAACCAGATGTTCTTGCCGCGGGTGTGCTGCAGGTGGGTCAACCAGGCGATCATCTCGCGCCCATGCAGCCCATAGGCCCCGCGCACATCGGGCTTACCGGTTTTTTCCGAATGCGCCTCGGGCTGTCCCTTGCACCACTGAAAGCAGAGCCGTCCGGCTACAGTGATCGAGTCGATGAACACCGTATCGTATTGATCGAGCGCCGCAGGGTCGCCGAACTTCTGGCAAACGGCCGCAAAATGCGCGGCGCTGTACACCTGATCGTCGCGCAAGGCCGGGTTCGGCCCGCCGATGAATACCGCGAAATCCCGGCATTCCGTCCAGGTGCGGGGCCGGATCGCATCGACCGCAAGTCCCTCGATGGCCAGATCACCGGCTTCGAGATCGAAAAACAGCGTCGTTGAGTTTCGTAGCGTCCAAAGCAGGCTGGTTTTGCCAATGCCAGAAGGGCCGAAAATGACGCCTTTGATGCCACGGGATTCCGCCATGCGCTGATCGGCGGCTATGATGGGCAGTAGACCAGTCATTCCGTCACCTCGCTGCCTTCTTCGGCGGCGCAGGTGTTGCCCGTCACTGCTTCATAAAGTGCATCAAGCCGGTCAGCCTCGGCGAGGTGTTCCAGGGCCTGGCGCCGCATGGCAAGCCGCGCCTTTTCAAGCCGAGCGAGATCGCCAGTCATGTCTGGGGCGTCGATAGGAACCTGGCTCATTGCGCAGCCTCCTCACCCATGGCGTTTCCACCTTGCGCCAAGATCGCGTCGAGGCATTCGCCGAAGCTGCAGTCCGGGTTTGCCGCCCAAAACTGATCGGCCTGCCGCAGAGCGTTGCGCCACTCGCGAAGGGCGCGTTGGTCATTTGCAATCTGAAGGCGGCGAATTTCGATGGCGCGCTCGAATCCGGCACGAGACAGCTGACGCGTGGCGACCAAATGCGTGCCGTCGATATCCATGGCCACCGCAACTGGCAGCTGGAAGGGCAAGGCCGCCTGCTTGGGTGCTGCGGATTTTTCCGCCTTAAGTTTCAGACTGCGTGCACGCTGATCGATCCGCGTCACCACGCCGTCTATTCCAGCGAGATATTGGCCATCCGCATCAATATCGTCCCAGCGATTGACTGCCGCCTGACGCTTGTTAATTGCGCGTCCCGCAATCACTTCGCCGACGATCTCGCCGACGACGTCATTCAGTCGCATATGTCCCATTCTGGACCTCCTGTTCGTAAAGGGTGGTGAAATCGGTTAGCCAGGCCGCGGCGCGGCGCATGGGTGCAATCTCCACGGCGTGGCGCGAGGCTGGCGGAATGCGGCGGACGGCTTCTGCCGGGCTTGGCTGCTCGTCGATGCGTTCGACGATCTCCACGAGACGCTCGTGAATGGCGCGATCCTCTTGCGTCCCGAACACCGCGATCTGGCGCGCCCGCATTTCTGGCGTAAGGGGTGGTGGGCGATCTTCCTCAAGGCGTCGGACGCTTTCCTGGATGCGCTGCAGCCGATCGAGTGAGCGTTGCAGCCGATCCTCTGCCGCGCGGCGGACCGCAGATCGGGTTGGTTCCTCGCCACGTTCGAGGCGTTCGTCCAGGGTGCGGCGCACCAAGCCGGGGTCGGCGGCTTCGGCGTCGCGTATCAGCCGCGCATCGTGAACCTGGTCGCGGCGCAGACCAAGATCAGCCATGGTGACGATCGCGTTGCGGCCATCAACACGATTTGGGCCACCGGACTGCGTTTCAACGTTGGGGGCACCAACCTTGAAATTTCGACCGCCGCCGTGTCCGGCGACGTCACCACGCTCCTGCGCCGCATCATATTCGTCGGCGAGACGCCGCTTGGCAGCCGCTTCAATTTCGAGGGCGTCAGCCTGCGCACGGTGGGCGGCAGCGACGAGATCATCATGGGCGGCTTTAGCGTTTTTGAGCCGCGCGGCGCGTTTAGCAATGTCATAGGCCAAACCGGCAGCTTCACGGGCCTCGAGCACCTCAGCGGCGGTCTTTGCGCTGGCCAGCATGGTGGCGGCACGATCGATCAGGCCCGGAAGGTTCTCGCCGGCCAAGGAAATGGGGGCGAGCGCAGTCATTTCCGCGCCTCCGCCGGCTCCAGCGTCACCTTCAGCGCCCCCACCTTCACGGTTCGCGCAGGCTCGAAACCGTCACGCCAGGCGCCAGGCAATGCACCGTATTTGCGCTCCGAGACGCTCAGCTTGGTGTCGATGAACTCGGCCGGGTCCTCGCCGCTGTCGGCAATGTTTCGGGCAATCTGCGCGAGCTTCTCCTGGTCCCAGTCGACGCGTTTCGGCAGATCGGCCACCACGGTGTAGTCCCCGTCGACCAGACGCACCGTGCCCGTATCCTTGCCGCAGGCGCGGCGGGCCTCGGCAGCACGGGTGGCGTAGCGCACCTCAAGGGCGGCGCTGAACCGGGCGGTCGCGGCCTTCAGTTGTTTGCTCGCGTGATCAAGCTCGCCTTGAAGAGCGGCCAGCAACTCCACCGGCATCTGAGCCAGATCGCCAGTCGACATGTTGAGCATGTCGTCCACGCTCGGGGTGTTTTCGGGATAAGTCATGGGGGCTCCTTTTCGGGGGATGGGTCAGGCGGCGACGGCAGCGAGCTGCGTCACGGCTCCATTGGTTCCGCGCGTCTTGGGCCGCGCGATGGCGAGATAGGAAAACAGATCCGGTCCTAGGCGCTCTTGGACGAGGTGCACGAGGCCTTGGCCTTCGGTCCAAAAGGCCCGGTTGCCCAAGAGGGCCAGTTCCGTGCGCTCATTGTCCCCAAGCTTGGAAAGCCCTGGGAATGTATCGAGGACCAGGAACCCGCGGTGGTATTCCAGACGGTCGCCGGGCAAGGCCTGCGCCACCCAGGCGCAGAACTGGATTTCCGTCAGTGGCGCCTTCGGCCGGATTGTGGTGATGGTTGCTGTGGTCATGATCTTGCTCTCCTCGCCCTGCTTCTACTCACGCGCTCTGAAAACCGTCCCAGCAGGGGCCGAGGCCGTAGGTGGTGAGGACGGGACGAAGAGCGGATATCCGGCGATAAAGCGTTGAGCGTTTAACAGCACCGTGGGCGACGAGGTCAGAAACGGTGAGCCGGGACAGGGCGCGACAGAGCTGACGGTCATCGTTGCTGAGACGGGCTAGCGCGCATCCAGTCGCAAGTCGCGCATGCTGCATGTCGGTGTCAAAAGGGCGCTGACCGTACCAGCTAGCGAGGCCATCCTCCTCCAGCAGCAGGTTTTTCAGGGGCTCACGACTACCGGCCATCGGTGCATCGAGCGAAAACATCCACCCGTCCTGCGCCTGCCGCTGACGCTGAATGCGCATCGCGATACGCGATGACTGGTTGCGCAGGACGATATTGGCGAAGGCGCCAATGCTGCCGCGGCGCGCGTCAAATCCGGGCAACCGGCAGATGAGATCGAGCAGCAGGTCCTGGGAGAGATCCTCGAGGTCGGCTGGCGGCAGGTGCAATTTGCGGTGCAGGCGACGTGCGGCGCGATTGGCCTCGTCGATCAGCGTGACAACATCGGCGGTCGATAATCTGGGGGGCATGGTCGGGGTCCTCGAAGCTTGATTTCTCTTGCTCCGAACTTCGCCGACCCCGGCCCGCCTTTGGTGTGTTTGTGGTGTGTGTTTGGTGTGTGAAAAGTGTGTCGCAGGCTCAGCCCACGATTTCGATCTGCTCGCGGTTCAGGGTTAAGCGGTAGCCAATGCCCCGAACCAAAACGAATAATTCGTCGACCTCCGCACGCGCGAGGCCGCAGCCGATCAGCGCGTTGCGCAGATCCCGAAAGATCTCTTTGGGCTCACGGCCCGTGTTGATCTCGATTTCTTGCTTCTTCAGCCGCGGGTCAGGTCCAACTGCCTGCTCGGCAAACAGACGAACCAAAGCGAGCATCTGCGAAGGTAGGTCCAGCACCCGCCCGTCCAGTGTCACCGCTTGGCTACTACGATTAACAATCAAGCGAACCCGATGGCCAGCGGGCTGTAAAACCTCGAAAGAAATCATTTCAACGCCGTTCCCATCCGCGCGAAGGATCTCGGCGACTTCGTGAACGTCGATTTCCATGTCGCGCAGGCGGATGCCACTGGCTTGGTCGATATCATCGAAGACCACAATCGGCGGCGTGCCCCCAGTCAGTGATTTCAAGAGTATTGAGATGCCCGGCACAAACACGTCTCGGGGCGAGCGGCACAAAAAGATGCTGCGCCCCGTCGTCGACTTACCCATCGACCAGAGGCCAGTGGAAATCGCCGCCGGCACGCCCGTCAAGTTGCCCGCCGCCGCGATGGACGCGATCAACCGTTCTCCATCGATCAGATACCGCATAAGGTCGTTCGGCTCGAGGATCACATCTTGGCCGGGGTCGAGCGGGCAGCAGGCGACGAGATTGCCATCAATTTCCTGGATCATCCTCGCATCATAGCCGCAATCGCAATGCGCGCAGGTGCCCCAACTGTCAATCTTGCGGTCTTCGATCAGGATGCGCGCCCGGAGCAGCTTGTTGATTTCGGCCTCGGGGAAGCGCCGCAGCAGTCGGCCAGAGACCTCGGGGCGCGCGCCTGTTTTATTCAGCCGCTTCCACAACCAGATCAAAATCATGGTCTTTCTCCAACCCGTTGCGTGCAATCAGCGTATGGATCGATTTCTCGAACCGCGTGCGGCGGAAGGCCAAGGTCCCGGGTGGTTTCAGGCGCACGGTGGACTGGGCTGGCTTCTTCTTGCCCACATGGAAAAACACACGAAACGTGATCTCGCCGAGCCGCCAGCCTTGCCGAAAATCGACCTCGCTGGTGGCGAAGTTGCGCAATGCGCCGTTGGTGTCCTTGGTCACCCAGCTGCGTAGATGCCGTGAGGCCTGCGCATCCTCATCCCATTCGAAGAGATCGGCCGCGGCCGCGACAATGGTCACGCTGTGAATAGTGTCATCATGGCGGTGCTCGAAAGCAAAATTCGGACCTGCCTCGGAGACCGGATCCAGTGTATAGAGATCCCGCGCGTGATCACCGGCGAAAAATCCCGGGCGGCCCAGGACATGGGTGGCGAAGAGTTCTGCCAATTCGACCTGCTGGGATTTCAGCACGCCGCCAATCAGAAGGCGCCCCTCGGTCGCGTTATAGCGCAGGGCAGCGTACTTGACCGCGCGGACCGTGATGATTTCTTCGCGATTGCCCGAAACCACAGGCGTGGTCTTGACCGGAGCGCCATGGCTCAGGACCAGATTGAATTCGTCGTCCTCGTCATAAGGCGCCAAACGGCAATAACCGCCCTGCAGGTCCTTGGCGAAGAGCACCGCCGCGGCGGCCTCGAATGCAGCGCCGACATCGTCGGTAAAATCTGCCGGTACATCCCGTTCCGGTCCACGAAACTCGGCCATCGCGGTCGGTGCGCGCAGTGCCATCTGATCTGCCGCCACCTCGAACAGATCGTGGTGGTAGAGATAGACGTACAGCGCGATATGTTTCGGATCTTGTTCTGCGGGTGCATCAGCCCTCTTCTCTGGGTCGGCAGGCTCGAACAGCGTGATCTGTTGGCGCCGTGCCGCCGACAGGATCGTCTCCAGCCCATGCGACGTGCCCAACTCAGCAACACGGTGCAGGTCGGCCACCAGGCCCTCTGACCAGTCGTTGACGGGTTGTTCGAAATACTCTGCCAGCAGACCACGATGATCTGCCTCTGCATCATCGAAGGCGATAGGCGCCACCTCACCGACGAAATGACGGTCGAAAAGCTGGCGCATTAGCATGGGATCAATGGTCTTCAGGAAACGTGGATTCACGAACTTCTTGAGATTGCCGGCCATGGCGAATCCTTTCTGTTGGGGGAAATAATGTTCATCTTATGTTCTCACGACAACAGGTCAATCATCGCGTTGGGCGTGGGACGGTTTCCAAAAGGCGTGAGTAGAAGCTGGGCGAGAGAACGACCCAGGAAACACCATGAAACGCCCCAACGCCCTACAACCCGACCGCATGAGCGCCCAGGAACGCCGCATCGAGCTTTGTGGCTTGCTGGCGCTTGGCCTTGTCCGGCTGAACCAAAGAGAAAGTCGGCAAAATACTGATATTTATGGAGAAAGTTCGCTACACAACTCAGCGCGTCCGAGCATTCATGCAGATCCAAGCAGAAAGGAAGCAACATGAACGCTTTGAACCCGGCATTGCACACGGATGCCCTACGCCGCCCATTGAAACGCCCCAACGCACTGCACCCAGACCACATGACTGCCCAAGAGCGTCAGGGTGAGATTTGCAGTTTGCTCGCGCTCGCCCTCGCTCGACCAAATATGCGCCCATGCGAAAATCCGGCTGAAAACGGTGGAAATGAACGCTGGCGGGTCGAGGTACAGCCACGCCGCTTTGCCCCTCGAAATCGAAAGCAGCACTCATGAAGGAACATGATCAAATTCCTGCGCGCATCGCAGCGCTGAAAACCACCCCAACTACAGAGTTGAAGAAACAATGGCGGGAGCTGTTTGACCACGAACCACCCCCCTTCAACCGCCGCTACCTCGAGAGCCGTTTGGCCTATCGCATCCAGGAATTGGCCTTTGGCGGGTTAAAGCCTGAGACGGCTCGTTATCTTGAGAAGCTCGGCGAAGATCTGGACGGCGGTGATCCATCGCGGCGGCGCATCCGTGTGGACAATGTGCCCATCACGGGCACGCGCTTGCTTCGTGAGTGGCAAGGCGTCGAGCACGTCGTCACCGTAACCAATGAGGGCTTCGAATGGCAGGGGCGACCCTACAAATCGCTCTCCGCAATTGCCCGCGCCATCACAGGCACACGCTGGAATGGCTGGGTATTCTTTGGCTTGAAAAATTACAGGAGGCGGACATGAACAAACCGATCCTGCGCAAACTGCGTTGCGCCGTTTATACACGAAAATCCAGCGAGGAAGGTCTCGAGCAGGAATTCAACTCGCTCCATGCCCAACGCGAAGCGTGCGAAGCTTACATCGCGAGCCAACGCTCCGAGGGTTGGGTGGTGCTCCGCGAACAATATGACGACGGCGGCGTCTCCGGCGGCACACTAGAGCGCCCAGGCCTCAAAGCTCTGATGCAAGATATCGAGGACGGCCTGGTCGATGTGGTCGTGGTCTACAAGATCGACCGGCTCAGCCGCTCGCTGGCGGATTTTGCCAAGCTGGTTGAGGTATTCGACCGGACCGGCGTCACCTTTGTGTCCGTCACCCAGCAGTTCAACACGACGACCTCGATGGGGCGGCTGACACTGAACATCCTTCTCAGCTTCGCCCAGTTCGAGCGTGAAGTGACCGCCGAACGAATCCGTGACAAGTTTGCCGCCAGCCGCAAGAAGGGCATCTGGATGGGCGGTGTGCCGCCCTACGGTTACCGCGTCGAAAATCGAAAGCTGATCATCGATGAGGAAAAGGCCGAGCATGTCCGTTGGATTTTCGCCCGGTTTATTGAAATCGGTTCAGCCACAGAGCTTGCGCGGCAACTCGATCGGCGCAGACTGCGAACCCCCAACGGAAACAGGATGGACAAGAAGTATCTGTATCGGCTGCTTAAAAATCGCGCCTATATCGGCGAGGCCGTGCACAAAGGTGAGAGCTACCCTGGAGAGCATGAGCCGATCCTTGAGCAGGACACATGGGACAAGGTACATACGATCCTACAGGAAAGCCCTCGCACACGTGCGAACAAGACGCGGGCAAACACACCAGCGCTTCTGAAAGGCTTGCTCTACGGCCCCGATGGGGCGGCGTTCTCTCCGACCCACACGCGTCGGCGTGGTAAGCTTTATCGATACTACGTCAGTCAGACCGTATTGAAGCATGGTGCAGGATCTTGCCCGATCGGCCGAGTGCCCGCCGGAGAAATCGAAAGCGCCGTCATTGAACAACTGAGGGTCGTGTTCCGCCAACCGGAAATCGTTGCAGGCACATGGAAAGCGGCCTGCGAACAGTCCAGCGAGATTTCTGAGGCTGACGCGCGCAGCGCACTCATGCAACTCGACCCACTTTGGGACGAATTGTTCCCAGGCGAACAGGCGCGCATTTTGGGGCTGATGGTCGAACGCGTCGATATCGAGGAAGACGGCATCAACGTGCGGCTCAGAGTGGATGGGTTGACGAACCTTGCCCGCGAAATGCCCGTCAACCACGCGGAGGCAGCGGAATGACCAGAAACGCTTCCAATCCCAATACCATAACTGTCAGGGTCCCGTTTCGCGTTGTGAAACGCGGCGGGCGCAAAGAAGTCCAACTCCCAGAAGGCGCCTCAATCCCGAGGAGAACAGACAATACGCTCGTCAAAGCCCTTGCCCGCGCATTCCGTTGGAAACGGATGATCGAGTCCGGCGAGTTCGCATCGATTTCTGAACTTGCCGCAAAGGAGGGGATCGCCTTTACCTACATGGCACGTTTGATGCGGTTGTCATTGCTGGCGCCAGATATGGTCGATGCCATCGTTGACGGTCGACAGCCAGCGAACGTCACGCTTGCAAATCTGATGGATCCATTCCCGCTGGAATGGAAGGAACAACGAATGGCGCTAACCCAAGAGCGAGGCGAGAGCCGCAACGATCATCTGTAAGGCGTCGAGGACTGGACGGCCTGGCCTTCAAAGGTCGGGTTACTCCGCCTGTTCGGGCCGACTTTTTGCAAACATTGCGGCAAGAGCGTCTCCGGCTCGAGCTAAGCCTTCATCGGTCAAGGCGAGCGATTTTGCCTTACCGCTCGGATCGTAGATCAGCCCCTTCGCATGAAGACGATCCGTTATTTCCCAGTCGATCCCTTTCCAAACACGATTCACGTCATGTAGCGTCAAGCTGAGTATGGCGAGCGCCGCATCGTCAAGCCGATCGGTATCGAGTTCGAATTCTGCCATTTTGGACCTCCGTTCACCTCAAAATGGTCAAAAACACAAGGTTTCTCAATCTGGCCGCCGAAATGCGGTGCCATCCGCTACAGAGAAATGTTCGATCTCCGTTCCATAGAAAAACAAATCTCTGGCGTCGAAGTGCTTAGCGGAGAACGAAAATTGTTAAACATTTACGTATAGTTAACGGCCTTACACCTTATCGAGCCAGTCGAGAGGTGCAGAGAAAATGGGGCTGGAGAGAGCAATATCCATCACGGCATGGGCCGAAGCAGTGCAGAGCACCACGGCCATAACCCTCGAAAACAACGAGAAATTCCGGTCTAGGCCGAGCGCGGAGCAACAGTTCCCAAGGGCAAGTGGCGGAGAGACAGGGATTCGAACCCTGGAGACGGTTCCCCGCCTACACACTTTCCAGGCGTGCGCCTTCGACCACTCGGCCACCTCTCCGTGCTCGGCGGGTTATAGCGCGAAACCGGCGG